TTCATAATTGACTGGTCTTGTGAAAGAATTCCAGCATTTTTCATAGACTGCTTTATGCCAGCCTCAGTTGCTAAGTTTGCAGCAGCAGCAATTTCTGGTCTACTTTTAGCATATGTTCCAGCACCAATTGAAGCACCTGCCTGTAATACTGGAGATAGAAGACTCCCAGTAAAAGCACCCAAGCCTTTTCCAAGTGATTTAGTTGTATCTAAAAAATCATTCCATAAAGACATTATTGTACCGTCCCTGGTTTAAATGTAGATGGAGAGCCACCCTGAACTTCATCTTCAGTAATAGCCAGTATGAATCTATCTCTATCGTTTGTAGATTCCCAAGGTACCATTGATAATGATAATGCAACTCCAAAGTTATCGTAACCTAATGAATTGGCAAACTTATCTAAATGGTCAAAGAAAGAATTTTCTACCCATTTCACAATATCTGTGCTTTCAAATAGTTAACTAGTTCTTTGTATGAGTCAGGTGCACCAGGTAATCTAGTTGCTTGTAGTAAGTCTGGTAGATATTTTTTAATTAAATCTAAGTCTTGTGATTGGTTAATTGGGCTAGTAAGACGTGTAGGTAATGCTTCTTCACCACGTCCACGACCAATTGGAACACCATCAGAGATAGGTAAATCACCATTATATTCAGCATCTAGTGGGGTAAAACTTCCCATCATTGCGTCTAATGGATTACCTGTAGGTGCTGGTGGTGCTTTAGGTGTTGGAGTACTCGCCAATTTTGCACCAGCCTTCTGTTCTTTAATTTGTTTGTTTACTCCATATGGGAAACCTGAGTAATTCTTACCAGATTGTCCGTCGCCACCCATAGGATTAATATTTGCTGGGTTATTTTGAGGAGCATCTGGACGGTCACCACCACGATTCTCTACAGGTTGTGTCATTGACATTGCATCCTCCTACTTCGTAAATTGTGTTTTGATATTTGCGGTCCCACCGCACCATATGTTGTATTGAATTGCTATGTTAATTGCTTTTTTAGCGACACTTGTTGCTTTAGCGTGGGTTCTACGCTCCATATCCATTGCTGCTAGTGCACCAAGGGCTATTCCACCACCAGAACCTATACCGTATAAGCCTTTATCATCACGCATATATCCATAGTCATCACTAACTTGATATATCTTGCCATTAAAACAAACTAATGCATCCCAACCAGAGTCATCATCTTTATTATTCTTAGGTGCTGGTTCATAACCAGCCTCAGTTAATGTTTGTTTTATAGATGGTAGTACTCTAATCATCATAAATCTATCTGGGTCTTGAGTTTTAATTACCTTTGGTGGTTGCCATAGGTTATTAAGAATATCTCCTGCTATAGCATCACCTGCTACTGCAACTAAATACTCACCAACTTTAACTATCTTGTCGCAACCTTTGGCTATATACGGTCTATCTGTATATGTGGTCATAGTATCTGCGCCTAAAACAGCCCAGCCTTTACCTTGAATACCTACAATCGCTGTCATAGTCCCCCACTTAAATTATCTTCTGGCTATTGTTCTCACACTAGCGTTTGCTTCGCCACCTGATGTAAGGCTTGAAAGAATACTCATAATGTCTGGCGCTGTTTGTCCACCTTCAGTTACTTCAGGAGGAAGAGCGCCTCCTGTTAGGACGCCAGAGGGAGCAGGGGACGTTTGCTCAACCATAGAAGGGGCAGCCCCAACAGGAGGAACTTGTTCTGCAGGTACTGGCTCAGGCGTAAATACTTCTTGAATTGCATCTTCAAGTGCCATACCACGTTGACGCATCTTAATAACCTCAGCAATTTGTTTAACAATTGCAGATGCATCTTGTCCTTGTGTAGCCATTGCAGGAATTGCTTGGGTGTATGCAGTTAAGGAACCAAGCAAAGCCTGGCGCATACTCTCAACTTCAATCTTTTCCAACTCTTGTGTTACGTTTACGCTAAATGGCAACTCACGCATAGCCAAATCTTTAGAGATTAAGCCACCACCAAGTGCTTGTAGCATAAAAATAAGTCCCTGTGCTGGGTTAAGACCAGCCAACATTCCATAACGAACATCTGCTGAGTAGTCACCCTTGATGTCTTTTACTGGATTGTAAGTAATTTCATATGGTGAACCAGCATCTACACCACGAATTGTCTTCTCTGCTGGGAAAATTTTCTCATCAATCTCAAAACAAATCTGAATTACATCACGTAATGCACTTGCAAAGATTGCTTGGGCTGATTTAACCTGTGTATCAAAGGCACCCATAAGGGCTTGTACACCTTGACCAGTTACAATTGATGCATCAATGTTTCCAGTACGTCCTTCTGGATAACGTGCACCAACTCTAAGTTCTTGATTTAATAATGTTTGCTCAGTAAACGCACCTTGTGGAAGGGTAAGTTCTACACGGCGGACACCACCAGGTGTGGCTGTGCGGATAATCGCATCTCCACCAAGTTGTAATTCGTTAACATCAGCAGGTACAACAATAGGAGCCTGTACAGATTTCTCTGCTGCTTCCATTGCAAGTAAGGCAAATCGGTTACGAAGTAACTGAATACCCAAGATGTCATCAAATTGTCCACGCATTTCACCATCAACAGATGGCTTACGGGCTACAACAACCATCATCTTACCTAGAGGATTCTTAGCCTCTGATAAAACTAAATTTTCTTTGGTTGGCAAATAGATAACAGACTGGTCTTTATCGTAATAGCGAATCATTTCAATCTGAGCGTTAAGGTCTTGCTCATAGCGTAGTTTGCCTAGGAGTTGATACTCATACTCAGGGAATAACGAAACAAGTTCGCCCAAGGTCAGCATATATCTTTTAGCAAATGCAACACAGCGTCCATAGCGGTCAAACTCAGGGTAAGCACCAATTGGGTTTTCTAGGCGGATGCGTGGCATCTTTGCTTCTTCATCCAGTTCAATAATGAACGGGAGGAAACCATATGTGATATACCAATCAGCACCTTGGTACATCTGTACTGACAAATCAGAGTGATTAAAATAGTTTGATGCTATACGTGTACGGGTATCTGCAAACTTACGGGCACGGTCTTTGACAGCATTAGCAGCAGAACAGTTAACTGCTGGTAGTGGAGCCATAACCTCAGAAAGGTCACGGGCTACAATGTCAACAAAGTTTGCTACTACGTTTGTATCAACGCCCTCTGGAAAGAAATCAGGATAGACGGAAGCAATGTCTCCCTTGCGAACCGCAAGAACATCTTGTGCACGAGAATCTCTATCTACAGCACGATAGCGTAAAGACTGAACTCGTGCAGTAATTTGCTCAATTGATAAAGCCATTTATATCCTAACCGTAAGTATCTTGCCATTGCTCTGCAATAGCGTCGTCTAAATTAATCGTGTATCGGCTTTGCATTTGTCTTCTTGTTGCCCAGCGATTGTTTGTATATGAAGTCAAGCCTGAACTCTTCTGCATTAACTCACGAACCTTGATAACTGCAAACCATAAAGCCATTACGCAGTCGGTGGCATTTCTAGTCTCAGGCTTCCAAGTGATTAACTGTTGAACTAACGCCTTAAGACCTTCAGAGCCTTCATTGCTTGGTAGTTCAATTAAGTTGTTATCTTGGAATCTGCCATCTCGCAGGTTTCCAAACAGGGCTGCCATAGATGCTACACCGAAAGATGTATCCCATTTGTTCTTACCAGTAAAATGTGAGTTTAATTGGCAACCGTGTGCTGCTAGCCAGTTCCTTAACTCATCATCTAGGGCGTAAGCCTTCTGGTGAGCGTTAATCTCAATACGTAATTCTTGTGGTTTAAATCTTTGAACCCACTCTTCGATAAGTTCTCGAATCTTAAAAGGTGTAGGTTCGGTCATATTGGCACAATCTAAAACATAAATCTTGCCATCTGCTTTATTGTAAGTAACTGCAACGGCTGCGGTAGCACCAGCCATAGCGGGGTCTAGCCCTATGATGGTATATGCCTCAACATTTTTTGGATGACCAGGTGCCCCAGGTTTTAGCGGTCCACGCTTTCGCATTCCGTTGACACATCCTGCGACAGAGCCTGGTGCAAAGATTGCGTCTTGGGTAACATCTTCTTGTTGGTAGACCATAGCCCAGACACTCGGAGCAACTTCAGACCGCCTTGTAAATAACGCGGGTCCATCCCATTTTGGGTAAAGTCCATTTTCGTCCACTTCATCTTGGTCACCTTCGGCTCTATCAGTTTTTGCCCAAAGGGTTTTCCAGTTTTCTGGTTTCTCATCAAACTCTAAAACGGCTGGCATTGCACAATATGTAAATGGCGATTTGCCACCAGTCCAGTTTGAACCATCTCGTATCTGTTTATATAAATCTATAGGGGCGACACGGGTTCCAACTATAAGCAGTTTTCCGTGCCGTCCCAAACGTGTGATAACTTCCTTTTGAAGCCATTCAATTTGCTTTTCCCACTCGTGGGCATTTGAGTTCATCACAACATCATCTAGGATAATCAGGTCAGCACGTGCACCGTAAATCTGAGACCCAAATCCTAAAGCCTGTACCGTAGGGTCTTTTTCGCCAGAGTCTCGTCCAGCACCTAGGTAAATCATATCTGCTGACCAGGTAGGTGAGTCAGCCTTGTATCCGCCGTTTGGACCAAATGCCATCTGTAACTTAATCCAAGATGGGTGGGACATACGGGTCTTTATGGCACTTAAAAATTTTCTAGCCATACCCTGAGTTTTAGAAACAATAATGATTCTAACATTCGGGTCAGTTGCAATTCGGTAGGTTACGTAGTTAATCGTAATCACCGTTGACTTGGCGTGTTCAGGAGGAACGTTAATTAAAACACGGTTCGCCGCTCCTGGTTCGTAAATCATAGCGGGTGGAATCCAACGCGGCTCGCGTCCTTCAATTAAGTCAATCCAGTTTAACTGGTGAGGAAATAGTTTAGTTTCTAAGAACTGTTCAGAGAATTCGGGAAAGGTAATACCTTTAAGGTTAGATAGGTCAGCCTTGACACCCTTACCCGCAAGGCGGGCTTTGTCGGCTAAATCTTTAAACTCAGGTTGGTTCATTGACCATTGTCGGAAGGTTACTTCATTCCTACCAACAGCCTTCATAGCATCAACTATCGTTGAGCCTTGGCTCAGTAATTCCAGAACTTGCTTCTGGGCTGTGTCCTTTGAGATGTTTTGTATCCCAGGTTTTCTACCCATACGTCTCCCCTTAAAACATAGATTAAACGCCCCGACCAAACGGGCAGAGTACCCCCATATATATTATTATATATATTATATATATACGTCGCGTAGCCCGCAGGAAGCGGAGCGACGCTCCTATAGATATATAAATATCTATACATATAAGATAACCTGTTCAAATCGTAAAACCGAACATATTTATACAAAGTATTTTTAAACAGTCGCCCTCTGGCGACAGAAGTATTGATTTATACTACTTATGGGGGGATATAACAGAAATATTTAGGGTGAGTATACTTACATAGGAGTAAGCGTATTTAAACAATGTACCCTCAAAGATTCTGCCCTTACCCTTTTTCTGCCTTACCTCTTCCGTCTTAAGACGTATCTACTTAGTTAGATGTAATTAATATTATGTAAAGTTAATTATAAATCCAGATTTTCTGGCAAGGAATGAACGCACAATCTTTCTTGCGGTTGGTGACTCTCCGCCCTCCCCTTTTTCGCGGGGGGTAGGAATAGAATCCAGATAGACCCGTCTCATATATTGAGAAGATTTGTCTCATATTTCGGGGGGTAATTATGTGACGCAATTAACACGCCGATTTGCAAAAAATGCTTGACAAGGGGGGAGGATTGATATACCTTTTTCCTAGTGGGGAAAAGCCCCACTTAAGACAGAAAAGACAGGGGAAACAAAATGAACACTACAAACATAAACGACGTAAAGAAAAACCAAGTGGTACAAATTGAATTAAAGAATGGAAAGAACATAATCGTTCAATTCAAAAGTGTCTCAAAATTAGTTAACAGCGCAGGAATTATCACCAATTCAAAAGTTGCCAATTTTTGCCGAGTTGAAATGGACGCAAGCAAACCAGAGGCTACAGAGTTTGAATTGTTCGCAATTAATTTGAATCAAATCAAAAATATTCACATTTCTACTCTGGTGAATGAAAAAGCAGAAAAAGTAATGTGGCAGAGGGCTTTAAACAAAACCGCAGAAATCTTCAATAATGCCGATTTTTCTAAACTAACCTGCGATATTGAAAAAGAAGAAATCAACAACTAGAATTGGCGAAACGCCCCGCGAGGGGCGTCTAGGGGAAAAGCCCCTACTGATGAGCCTAGGCAAATCAAGAAAGACAGGAGAAAAAATGAAGACAGCAACAACAAAAAAAGCAGTAAAGGTTGAGAATATTTTTCAACTGAAAACAGAATCTCTAAGCCCTATCACAACAGCATTAGAAAAGGCTCACGAGATTATCAAAAAGGAAACCGACGCGCCCCGCGCCACAATCACAATCACCAGAAACACCAAGGGCAAGAAAGCACATTTCACACATTATAAGCCTTGGAAATCTGGAGAGGAATCTTTCAACGAGATTATGTTCAACGCCGATTTTTTCAAGAACGGCGCGGAGGGTGTTCTCGCCACTTTAATCCACGAGATAAGCCACTCAATCAATTTCAAGAATGGCGTCTCAGATTGCACTAACGAGCAATATCACAACAAGCAATTTGCAAAAGTTGCCGAGGGCTTAGGTCTTAAGACCGAAAAGGTTAAGCGTTTCGGATTTGCTCAGACTACACTAACACCAGAGGGCAAAGAAAAATGGTCAGAGGCTTTAAACATAATCGCCGAGGCTTTAAAGATAACCGCAATTCAAGAATCCGAGTCAGCCCCTAAGGGACGCAATAAGAATCTTCTGGTGGCAAGTTGCGAATGTGGAGAAAAAATCCGCTTAAGTCTTAAGACACTAGAAAGATGCGCCCCTATCTGCCGAGATTGTGAAAGTAATTTTGTGATAGACGGGCAATTTACGGGACGCAACAACTAGCCAGAAAAGCCCCCCGCCCGCTAACGACGGCGACGGTTCAAGACCGACGAGGGGCACGAGTTGGAGAGAGATACTTTCCGACTTAAGACAGCAACGACAGGAGAACAGAAATGAAAATAACATTTCAGTTATTTAGCGGTTCAGGATTAGAGTCAACGAACACTCTTAGCGTGGAGAACTTCACAGAGTTTCAAAAGATAGCGACTCAGTTCAAGCAGAGCCTAAGAATAAAATCAGTTCAGGAATAATTACAACTTAAGACAGAAAGAAAGAATGTGATTCAATTCACAGCCCTAAATAGTTAA